TTTTATGAGTTTGTATAATGTAAAATTATTAAAAAGCATGTGACAATTATACCAAGAAAAGAAAAAACAAAAAAATGAAGACCAATTAGTTCTTCGACGATTAACTACAACTTTATATCTTGTTTTATTTGTAACCACTATTCTTCTAAACATTCCCACGCACACAATTTCTTTATTAGTATGGGGAGTTTATTTTTGAATAAAAGAATTTGCAACCAAAACGTATTTAGTTCAAAATATGTGTGCTTAACTTCTAAATAATTCAACGAATTTCATTTAATCGGAATATCAAGAAACAAAGAGCATCATTACAAGACTCATAAATATTCAAAAATGAATACATAAATAATTCCGTCCTTTTGGATACTCAAAACTATATCCAAGAAGGACGGAATTATTGTATGCTAGACGATCTAATTATTTCAAATTACCTTTCACTTCATAATACTAACATTTTCCATCCACGTTCTAAACTCCGATAACTGCGATTCGTAGATACAACCTAACTGTTATGAATACATCTACACTCCTACTTCACCTTCACATACGCCTCACTAGCCGTAATATAGAATACTTGCCCTTTCGAATTATGCACCTTAAATTGCGGCGAACCATCCACCATAACTTGCTCATCAATGGTAAATCCATATCCTTCATCCACAGTACCTACGACATCTGCACTACTCCAAGAAGGTCGATTGCGATAGTTTAAGCCATTCACTTTAGATTCCACTCTCTTACCTGCTACAGATGTGCAATCGATGCCATTATGTCTGACAAAACGAATGTAGGACGGGTCATGATATACCCATTGCTCTCCACCCAGATTCAACCAGCCATTTTGTTCGTGCCACACTAAATAGTTCTCAGGTTTATTTAATTTCCGAATGACTGCTCCACTCGTACTCGGCGCATTTCGAAGGTTGATATTCGTTCCTTCAATATATGCAATACCAATTCCCTCTGGAGAAGGATTCGGATTCGGATTCGAACCATTATACGCCTGTTTAACTCGCTCGATAAAGCTTGCTTTTCGCCCTTCATCTAGCATACGGTGTGGGCAATACTTCCCATTCCATGATTGATGTGTGCGCACGTTTTCTATCGGAATATGAAACTCTTTCATCAATTGCGCAATGATAATTGCCGCGTTATTTTCTGCCTTATAGTATCGATCACCGCCCGATTTTGAATAACAAATTTCAACCCCGATGGATTGACGGTTACCCGCTCCATTTCCATCCCCACAATGCCACGCATTTCTATTAAAAGAGATTCCCTGTACAGCTTCTTTTTCGTCTACCGCAACATGAAATGAAACCTGATTATCATTTCGAATCATATAAGCAATTTCGTTATGAGCCGAAGCGTCATTATAAGTATTATGAAACGTAATATATTTCGGTGTCATCGTATACGGACATTTTGTCCCATATTTACTTGCCGCTACTAGATTTTTTCTGATTTCCATTATTTACTCTCTCCCTTGTTTTGCTTACTCTTACCACTTAAAATTTCAACCGCACTCGTTAACGGTTGTGGAAGCGGAATACCCATACGCCCAGCGTTTTCTAAAATAGATAACAACTCATTCCCCATAAAGAAAAAGATGGTTGCTTCCCGAATTGCACTGTTACTACCAATCGCTACGTCCAATTGAGCTGCCACCCCTACTAAGAGAAACAACACTACCTTTTTCGCAATTCCTTTGAAACCTACTTTACTTTTTAACTTTCCATTGTATCCTGCGGCAATTACTCCTGTGATATAATCGACAATTGCCAGTGTGACTAGAATTTTCAATACCGCATCCCATCCCCCTAAGTAATATCCGCAGAAGCCACCGAATGTGGTTACAAATATTTTTATCCATACATCCATTCGTTCCATTCTCTCCCTCCTTATTACATAAACTTGTTCTTATTCAAGATCAAACTACATAACTCGCAACCAAATGACACGTCGCATTTGCCGATACCCCATTCACAAACAACCCGCCCCCCTTTTGAATCGTAAACTCTGCTGCGGTTGTAGAACCGGTCACAACCACAACTGGAAATGCAACATCCTGTGGGGGGTGAAATCCTTCTGGAAGTGTTGCGAAAATCGCTGTGTTCTTGGGATTTCGTATCGAACCCATTACCGTGACAAGTCCGCCTGTTTTCTTATATTTCATTGGTCTATCCGGTACCGTTTCTACTCCTGTTGTTTTAAGGTTTGTCCAATTTGTATCTGTCGCTTGTTTAATTGTTCCGTCCGTTCGAATTTCTACCTTTTTGGACCAATCCCAAGTATCACCTTGTTCTTTTGTAGAAGGGGCAAATATCAGCTCTCCTTGTGCCCCTTTATGAAAAATCGTCTTATAAGAACGACTTCCTAATACAAAGGCATTATCACTCTTATATTCAAGTAATCCCGTTATGGTATCGCCAGCTTTCTTTACAATATCCATCGCATCTATTTGTTTGCTAACGCCATCCACACGCAACTGAATCTGTCCTATTACGCCTTTGAACTTTGTATCTGTTTCATCGACTTTCTTTTGAATATACGGTGTAAGCTCCGCAATCCTTTTATTTGCTTCATCAATCTCTTTCCGATGCCCTTTCACCATTTCTAGCGCCTTATCAAACTCTGAAATATATGTCTCAGATTCTATATGTCCTGTTAACGCATCATGTAAGGAAATCACCAAAAAGTCTTGGGTTGTCGCTCGGAATGTCTTGTCCTTTTCAATCGAAAAGAAAGATCGTTTCACCTGACCAGGTGCACTAAACACCTCGGCTGGGAACGTATATGTCAAATGCCCCTTTGCGGCATCTATGATATTTACTCCTTCTTTATCCCGCACGGCGGTATCATCCGGCTTCACGCACTCATAAAAAACCGTCAAGTTTGTGAGAGGGTAGGGCTCACCACCATTTTTAATGTAGACATCTACCGTATTACTTGCCAAATCCCCCATACGCCCCGTTACGATTAAACTTGTATATTTGTATTTTTCTTTCTGGATATCTAGTTCGAATGTTGTTTTCAAGGCGTTGTCTCCTCGCTCTCCTCGTGTTCGGGCAGTGGAGACGTACCTGTTAGAGATGTATAGCACTTTGTACAAACATTCTTTTTCGCAAATCCCATATCCAATTCATATAAGCGAGATCCGCGTTTGCACGTTTCAATTTCACATCTCGTCGCAATTCTAAATCGAAGAGTGCCATCCATAGTCCCCCAAACTTCTACTTTATTCCTACCTGTGGAAATGCCTGCGTTATCCAACATATCAAAGGGGATATGAACAAACACGCCACCCTCTTCACGTTCTAAATCTACCAATCTCCCCATAAATGGCGATGCTTCCCCTTCTTGTAAGGGCATACCTTGTAAATCTTTATATTTATCCATGTTTCTAGCTCATCTCCTCTTTATCCAAGGGCATTAAAATGCCATCCATTTGCGTTATGCACATAAATCCCAATACCACGGTTCCCATCCGTAAGACGCATATGCCCCCACTGTTCGTTTGCATTTCCCCCCAGATTGATACCTTGTGTAGCTCTGATGTAACTGTTGAATTTCACATCTACAATACCGCCAATATCAAATGTTTTTCGATCTCGTGCTACCTGTATTAAGCCATGACCATTCCCGAATTCAAGTCCATCAATCGGCATCGTTCCGGCGTACACTTCCGCACTTTGCGCTTGCCATTCATACATGGAAGGATATCTCCCTGTAACCAATTGGATACCTGATACACAAACCGCCGTCCCTTTTGCAATCTCACCATCTGCTGACTCTACTTTCACCACAATGGCGTGTTCGTGAATGTCATAATTTTTTGGTACGGTAAAGGTAAATGCTCGGCGCTGAATTTCTCCATAAAAGGTGCTAGGGGCATCAAATGATACTTTTTCTTCATGCCAGATATCGTAATGAACGTTATCTCGATAGGTCACAAAACAAACATGTAACTGTGGTTTAGCGGTGACTCTCGTTCCATTAATCGTGGCACACCTAAAATGCGCGGATAACGTGTACATATTATTCGGGTAAATCCCATTCTTCACAGTCGTTTCCGGATAGTTATACCGATCTACACGCGTAGCATTCACCATTCTTTCGTAGTTGAAATTCAACGTGTTATTTTCTATGACTACATTCCCTTGTGGCCTCCAAAGCCTTCCTGATTCAAAATGACTGTAGTTAGGGTTACCATCCATGACAGGTTTCGGTACACTGGAAAAATCATGGTCAATAATAAGATTTCTTTTGGCGATCACTGTCGTTTTCAAGCCTCTTTCATCTTCATATAAGAAATCTAACATTTTGGCATTCACACCATCTTTCCCAATGGCGACTTTGTCATTTTTAAGCCACACTTTATCCACATCAATTGGAGTGCCTTCTTGGTTATTGTTAATCGCATCGATGATGTCATCTTTTTTCACGGTATCCTTATAAAAGTTGAGCATTTTATTGTACATCCTGCTGAGTTCGGCATTTGGATCTGTAATCTCTCGATAATCCCCGAATATATACTTGTCTTTTGTTGGATCTGTAAACGATTCATCACCTGCGATCACACGCGCCTCCAAGTACAGTTCAGGAGTAAACCCTGTATCTTTAATTCGAATCGTATCTCCTTCATCCACTAACTCATGAGATAGACCAAACTCTCTTCCGATCGCTTCCGCTTCTACCTCATAAGAGACCGAGGCATTCGCTCGTTTTCTCATTTCAATTTGCATCAATGTTAGGAGACGCTGGGGTGACATATCTTGGTCTTCTGTTTCCGGTGAATAAAACCCGAACTTGTGTTGCCCTTGTTCATGCCAGCGCTGAAACGCATCATGGTCTATGATATAGGGGATTCCATTGTTGATGCCCTCAATGGTAATGAGTTCGTCTCCTTCACCTTTGACAAAGCCCACGAGGGCTGTACAGATGTTCTGAGAATTTTCAATCCGCCGGATTCCTCTTAAATCCTTTCCCAGCTCTACCTCTTTCCCTTTCTCTTTACCACGTTTCTTCACCATATCCACATAACGCCCTACAATGTGAGAACCGACAACCTCTACACGATATTGGATTTCTAATTCAAAAAGAGAAGCAATATCTGTTAAAAATTTCAAAGGGTCAATAAATGCATCGATGGTCATCGTATGAAAGCCTGCATACTCCGTTCTACCACGTTTCAACTTCGTTCCGACTAAGGCCATATCTATAAATGTATTGATAGTTTCACTTTCAATTCGTTGCGGCTTAATAATATTTGCTTTCGCTAATTGGATCCATTCCCCTGATGCATACACCGTAATCGTTCGGTCTTCTGAATTCTTTTCCGTTTCCGTGATAACATAAGGAACCATGCGACCTCCTCTGACTTCTTTGAGCACCAGATTTTGTTGCATGAGCGTCGCTGCTTGTTCCATACCATCAAATACGGTGAACTCCAATGTATCTATATTGTGTTTGATTTCGAAATGACGAACGTCGTCCCAGTAATCTTCTGGACCAATGATGGATACAATTTGTTCGGTTTTAAAATCCACAACATGTAGCTCTCCACTCGGTGTCCTCATCTATATCGCTCCCTATATGTCACTTTCGCCTTTCCGATATCCGGTGGCATGATTTCCAGCTTATTTTTCCCTCTCTGAATAATAGGGAAGCTACTAAACAAGTCTTTTATATTACTCGCGCTCATCCCCTCGATTTTGACCGACCTTCGTTCTGTATCTATTACAATTTTGTCTCCTTTATCCGCGATGTATGGTAAGTTTCCTTGTGTATTCATGTTCACCTTCCATATTTTCAAATCATCAATACTCATGTCTTGGCAAAACATGTTGTTGGAAAATTGGCAGATACTAATTTGAACTTGAGCGACTTTACTCATATTTGCTTTCTCTTCATCTACCCACACGACAAATCGCTCCGAATCATCCGTCTCCGTTCCTGGTAAGAATTTAGAAATATACGCTTCCCACCTATTTCCCGTTCGAGCTAACCACAAGCGTCCTCTAAATCGATTCCAAGTAGTAGGATAATCACCCGACTCATTAATGAATACTTGTCCCTTCGGTTTTGTACGGTTTCCAACGGAAGCAAATCCAGTGTTTTGTTCCGCCTCCCAATGCACATCACTCATCGAGATACGAGAGACATAATCACCATTTTCATCAAGTAACCCAATTTCCACACGCCCCATTTGGTCCCAATACCAACTTCTTACCCCCACATACGCTTGCATAATGAAATCTTGCAAAGGGCCCTGTGGTATGTTTTTCTTGGCAATACAACCGTGCCATCCTTTAATAGAAGGCTCTCCAAGGTACTCAGGGATGAATCTATATCCATCTGATTTAAACTTTCCTCCCCCAACCATATCTTCACTTTTCGCAACATTCGTCCATCCTACCGTTGTCGACATCTCATCCCACATCACACGTTGATTTCGCTCGACTGGGACTTGATTCGCTTTCAATGGATATCCAATGCGGAAGTAATCCTCTCCGTTCCAGACATCTAAAAATGTAGAAGGCTTCTCCACTTCCACTTCAATAATCGGGTGAGATTGTACGGTACCTTTGTTTGTAACGTTCGCAATCAGCCCTCTACCTTCAAGGTTAAAGTCTACAGATTGCTGGGCTCCTAATTTATATGGCATGGCGCAAATAAATGTGAGGGTTCCTTCACCGAGGTTGACCAATTGGTCGGGGTCAAATGATTCATCTATTACCGCGAGGTATGTGCGGTCTCTTTCATCGTCGAAGATAAGTTCTTGAGGTTGATCGGTAATTAACCAATCCGCTATTTCTTCTTTTAATTTTTCAGCTTCTTGGCGTGAATCGTACAATAAGGCGACGGGGACAATGATTTTCCTCATTTTTGTTTGGGTGCGTATCAGTCTTCCACCTGGATAATGAGGAACTTCCAGAAATGTACGCTCCAATGGAGCCCATGCAGGACGCTTCACACCCTGCATGGGAACAACATGATGATTTCTTTTCCCATTAAATTGAAAGAAGCTCAAACTGCATAACATACCTATCACCTACTTTTTAAATGCTTTATGTCTTTCTTCTTCTCTTTTTTGAAGTTCTGTAATATCCGAGTATGTTTCTCTTGCAATCTCACGTTTATCGAGATACACAGCTAACTCAATCGGTCTATCAGATTGTTGTTGATACATCATCTGCGGCATTGTTTGTGCGATTTCTTGCCCAATTCGTCCGAGTGTACTGTCTCGCAGTGGTAAAACCGCTTCATCGTACCCTTTTGCATCTCCGACACCGATAACAGTAGGCATTCCTGGTTTCACGAGCGCACCTTTCGCCGCCCATTTGATGTTGAATTTCGGAAGTCCTTCTGACATCCAATTCAGAGGGTTCAAAGAACCGCTTGTTGTGATCTGTGGTGTCGGAATTTTCACGCCACTAAACATATTTCTCACGCCGTTTTTGATCTTATCAATCCATTCCTTCACACCGTTCCAAGCGTCTTTAAATGGATTCGCAATGGCATCCTTCACTTTTCCGAATGTATCTTTGATGACTTTAAATGTATCTTCAGAGCTCTTAAATATCCCTTTGAACATATCTGAAAAGACCTTTTTGACACCTTCCCAAGCTTCCTTGAATAGACTCTTCATCTTACTTCCCATTTTTCCGATAAGTCCGATTACCTTTCCTACACCCCATAATTGGATAAAGTTCCAAATGAATTGCCAAGCACCAGAAAGGATTTGCTTAATTCCTTCCCAAACACCTTTCCAGTCACCCGTTAACAGAGAGGAGAAGACCTTAATAAGTCCCATAATGATATCCAGAGCGCCACTAATCACTCCTTTGATGTTCTCCCATATATCCTTGATGATGATGAAAACAATTGGCATAACAAAGCTAATGACACTTTTTATAACATCGAAAGTATTGCGAACAGCTTCCATGATTTGCTCGCCGTTTTCTTTCCAAAATGCAGCAATCTTTTCTATAATCCCATTTACGAACGACATAACATCCGTAAGCAAGGGCATCAAGTATGGTGCGATAGCCTCAAATACACCCTTAATAAAGTCCCAAGTCGCATCAATAATCCCCATAACCACTGGGGCAGCCGCCGATAGTAAAGATTGTACATGCTCTATGAAGTTACTAATGTGCATCTGAACATCTTGGACGAACATTTGAATGTCCGCCTTCTTCTCTGGTGAAAACCCCAACTTATCTAAGAGATTTGAAGCGGCTCCCCAATCACCGGAAATAAGACCTTTCATGGTTTCTACCCCAAACCTAACCCCTTCCGTAATGCTTTGTATCATTTGAATGGACTGCGCCGAAAATCCTAATTTGGTGAGAATATCATATCCTTTTACCATTTCGTTTCGATCCCCTGCGGCAGCTTGCCACATCGCTCCCAAGGCCTCCGCTATCTTCTTTACCCCTTCGGTATAAGAGTCTAATGGAATGATAGATTGAATAAACATATCTACCCCTTTTACTGCGTTAATAGCGCCTTGAAGGATGGCGTATAGTGCAGGAGCAATAATGGTGAATATAGTAATTCCTAAACCTTCTAATTTCGATTTAAACTCATCCCATTTACCAGATAAGTTATTCGACATCGTGTCTGCCATTTTCTTCGCCGCACCGTCAGCATGAACTAATCCGTCTGTTATTTTCCCTAGCTCTTCGCCACCGACTTTCATTAATGCAGCCCAGTTTTTAAATGCTTCTGCACCAAATAAAGTGGCTAATGTTGCGGTTTTCTGTTGATTTGTCATCCCTGCTGTTTTCTGCTCTAATTCACCCACGATTTGCGGTAATGGTTTAATCTTTCCCTGTGCATCAAAGAATTCTAAGTTCAGTTCATTCATAACTCTTTTCATCGCCTTAGTTGGCTTCGCTAAACGGTTTAAAGAGGTACCCCACGCTTGCCCTGCAACAGACCCTTGTAATCCGGCATTTGCCATTGCCATCATAGCCGCAGATGTTTCTTCCATGGTAAAACCGACAGTAGACGCTGAACCGGAAGCATACTTCATTGCCTCGCCCATTTGCTCTACGTTTGTATTCGAGTTCGAAGCAGCCTTTGCTAATACGTCAGCAGCGTGACCGGCTGTATCGGCTTTTAACCCGAATCCAGACATGATATTGGATGTGATATCAGCAGCTCTACCTAAATCTAATTGACCAGCAGCCGCTAATGACAACATACCCGGCATAGCTTTCATAATATCGTTGGTCTTGAATCCTGCCATCCCTAAATATTGCATGCCTTCTGCAGCTTGAGAGGCACTAAACTTTGTTTCTGACCCCATTTTCTTAGCTAATTGGGACAGTTGCTTCATGTCTTCACCCGATGCATCCGTCACAGCTTGTACAGCAGACATCGTCTTTTCAAATCCCGCTCCGGCAGATATAATCCCACCAAATGCAGCACCTACTCCTACTGCCGCTCCAGCCATACCACCCATGAGTAAGGCTGCGCCACCGATAGAGCCACCTAACTTACCAAATACACCACCTAAACTACCAAACTTACTTCCCATACCCTGGGAGGTTTTGGAGGCATGTGCATCTAAATCCTTTAACCCTTTCCGTGCCTTCTCATCTTTCAAGAACACGGAACCAAACATTTTAAATACTTCCATGTGCGTTACTCACCACGCATTTCTTTGAATCGATTTGATATATCAGCCGCGCGTTTGAGAATTCTCTCCTTGTCCCCTTCTGTCATGCGGCTATTTTGTTTCTGCTGACTTGTAGAAAATGCTTCTTCATAGGGAATAATCTTTCCACTGAAAGCCATAACAGGAATGTGATGAAGCCAAGTTTGGAAACGTCTTTCTTCCATTTGCTTATTCTTGGCTTTGTAATAGAGGGAAAACACCTCGTGGATAGATAAAGAAGAAATATAGGACATGTCACTATACCTTGCCGCCAATGTATCAATGACGTCTATCTCATCAATGTCATCGCAGCTTTGAGACCATTCAAAAAACCCGGTAAACCTTCATTCTCTTTTATATCTTCTATTACATGTTGTAAATCGGCATGTTGTTTTACATCTTCTTTCTTCACACCGTACAGATCACCGAGCCACTTATAAAACTCTGTTTCAGCTTCACCCAAGTTAACAATCACAGTGTAGAAGAATTCTGTACCAATACTAATATTCTCTAACACTAAAGCCTCCTCTTCTTCTTTCGGAACCTTGTCTTCGCCATGTTCATCAATTAATGCCTGTGCCTTTTGCGATACTTGCATCCCTCTACTAAAGAACGATGTAATCTCTTCTTTAATCCCCATCTTTTTCAAGATACGAGAGAATGAAAACGTGTCTGAAAAGCCTAACTTACGCATTGTTTTGATTTCTTGATTGACTTGAATCGCCATATTATCCGTCTCCTTTTATATGAATGGAAGGGGAAATCCCCTCCCTATTTCTTTTCTAGTGTTTTGATCTTATTTGACGCTTCGGGCGGTAAATCACAAGTGAAATCTTTTCCTCCACCCTCAATCCAAATTTCAAATGGTGCTTTATCTAAGTCACATGGGTCACGATGACCAGTGAATGTTGCTTCGGGCGCTGTTTCATCTCCGCCTTCAAAAGCCGCTTCAATCGCGCTATCATTCAGTGCATTTAGTACCATGATGATTACATCACGGCCATCCATTGTTTCCCCCACAAAAGTAATATTTTCAAGATAAGAATCCATCGTTACTTTTTCACGTGAAGTGATAACGGAATACGATTTCTGTTTCCCATTTACAGTCTTTTCAATTTTTTCAACTTCCGCACCAGGGAAGAAGTTCACTACTTTTTTAGGATCAAAAAATTCTAGTAATCCACCGGTTTTAAGTTGGGTCTTTGATCCGACAATCCGTTTAAAACCTTTTGTATCACCTTTTGAACCGTTATATTCTATTGCTTTAAATTCAGGTTCATACGAAAACGAACCTCCGCCTCGTAACGCTCCTAATGGAATCTCTTTATCTTTGATTCCAAAATTCATAATGATTGCCCCTTCTCCTAATACAAGAGCATGTGGATTTGGACTTGGTGATGCCATTTGCAAAACCTACCTTTCTTACATGTTGTAATGTCTGACTTTAAAACGAACTTCTTTCACTCGAATTTGCTGACCCTCAGCTGGAATATCAGCCCGTCCCATATAATCAACTGCGATACTCATGGGGGCACATTGGGTTCTTAACGTTCCGTTCAAAATAGATTGTTTGATTTTCTCTGACGCTTCATCTTGAATGAGATAATCCGCTTCATGGCTCCAAATATGAACCGTGAATGTAAAATCCTCTCTTACTCTCGATACGGCATCAGATTGACTCTCGTACACGACATAAGGGAGTTTCATGACTTCCTTGTCGGCTTCTCTGTAATACACATCCGCTTCATACGGTTCAAATACTTCTTTTAAAAACGCATCTATAAATTGGATTAAGTCTGTCATTTCATCCCGCCTTTCATAGCGGCTATCATAATCCGTCCCACTTCTGATTTATGGTTCTCACCAGCGTTCCGGAATGCTTTCGTACCCTTTTTCCCTCGCGTTCGAAAGAACTTACCTGTTCGCTTATCTTTGTACACCCACGGTGTCTTCCTACCGCCTTTTTCAGCATGAATACCTGTTCCAAACTCTTCATAGATGGCATTTTCATTATTATTAAAGACAATGCCTTTTGGAGTTGTACCTTCCATACCAACTTTTGTTTGAAAGCCTCTTGCGGTATCTCCACTTCTCTTTCTTGAATAGGTCACTGCATTCCCTTTGATATACTCCGCACCACGTTTAACGGCAAGTTTCTCCGCCGCCTGCATCTTTTTCAAAGCTTTATCGAAATGAGACTCATACCGAAAGCTCATCGATTTTCATCTCCGTTTCTTCCAGCGCTACTTCTAAATGACTATCCGCACTCATCGGATTAGATACTTTTTTCACACTGTAATACTTGTTGTTCGCGGCGATTACGTCACCTTTCCGAATATCAGCCGGATCACAATACAACAAAGCGCTTGTATCCTCTGTCACCTTTTGATAAGCCATACCAATATCCCCACCTTGCAGGATTTCATCTACAATCCCCTCGAATGAAGATGTTTTTCGATACTTACCACGGTTATATGGATCGGAACTCTTCCCTTTTCGATACACCGCTACCTGAGTCCCAAACCGCTTCATCAATCGTTTTAATCTTCCTCTGGATCGCATAATGTTCTCAGCCTCTTTCTTAACCCTTTTAACAAATGCTTCGGGTATTGTTCTTCGTCGGTTGCGTAGGTTACGTTGCTTGAGCCTAACCGCTCGCTTTTCACGCCATCTTGCTTGTCTTCATCTGTAGAAAATAAATGATAACCTATGAGTCTAATAGCGATAATTTCATAGTCAGGTGGATAGCCACGTTTGAAGTCGTTTCCTGTATATCTGCGGATAAAGGAGTCTACCATGGGGATGAACAGTTCGATAATTTCGTCTTGCTTGTTGTCCTGAATGCGAAGGATTTTCTTTACGTTATCTTTTGTTGTAATCATGTGTTACCTCCTTAGAGGATAGAGAGCCGAAGCCCTCTATTACTTAGATTTCACGGCTGATTTTGTTTCTCCACCACCGCTAGATTCTTTCTTTTTATGGACATAGATTGCATCTTTTTTGTTTTTAAGTACAAATGCATCGAAGTATACTCGACCTTCTGCAAGAGAACCAGAAATACCAGGAGGATCTTTATGAAGACGATATTCAGCAAGTTTAACAGGGGCAACTGTCGCGGATTTATGACAGATAATGAAGTTCGCACCATTTAATCGTTTCGAAGGAACTTTTACAATAGGCATGCCGTCTAATTCAGCTACTTGTCCTTTAAATACGATTTTTGATTGCGCTAGATCAGAAGCTTTTACATAACCATCAGATAGTTTTAAGTGTTTAATAAATGCAGCGTCTGTAAATAAGACTCGATTTTCCGGTACTTCTGCATCATCTAATACCTCAGTACCTGTTACAACCGCTTCATATGCTGTTTTAGCTGTTAATTCACCTTCTACAACATGACCTGCATGTTTCACCATTTGTCCAAAACGGTACGTATCTACATGTGGAATTACTACTTCTTTAATTTGACGAGCTAAAGCTTGCGCAGCTTTCATTTCCGTTTCTTCTTCATTCATTTTATCGATTGTAAATGTAAAAGATTTATCTTGCGTTAAAGTAAGCTCTTGTAAGCTGTTCTCTAACTCTTCCGGTGTACCAAAACGACTTAAACCTGCACGTTTATAGTCTCCCAATGGCACTACATCTACCGATGTAACTTTAATCGTAGCCGCTCCTGCCCAATCGTAATCATTATTTACACCTGGCGTTGAAAGAGCACCTGTTGTAAAGCGTTCGTCAATTGTCTTGGAGAATTTAGTTGTTAATTCAATTGGCATATATACTCACTCCTATTCGTCCCAAGCTGCATCAAATGCCGCGGAGACTTTGTCTGTTGTTTCTTTTTCTACTTTTGGTGTTTTTGGTGTCTGTCCAGCTAACTTCCCTTTTACTGCTGTAGACATTTCGCTATTCCAATCCTCAATAAACTCATTTACCGCTCGTTCCGTTGCTTCTTCATCCTCACCAATCAAACGACTAGCGAAACGAGCTGGAACACCAGCACCTTGTAACAGCGTTGTCGCATGGTCTTTTAATTCCGCACGACGTGCTTTGGTTTTATATGACTCATTTTCTTTCTTGAGGTCTTCTAACTCCTGTTGTCTGCGTTCCTCATCAGTCATACTTTTGCGCTGATACTCTTTATCAGCTTCTTCACGTGCTTTTTTCGCCGCGCGCTTCTTCTCTTTTGCGATGAGTGCATCGACATCAGCTTGCGTGAATGTTTTTTCGGGTGGCTCATTCGGATTATCCTCTGGATTCGTTCCATCTGGGTTATTTGTATCGTCTGTTTCTTTTTCGTCGTCTGGATTCGGATTATCTCCATCAGAAAAGTATTGGAAATCTCCTAATCGTAACTTAGGAACAAACGACATCCCCGCATACGCTAACGTTTCCTCTGGTGTTAAATCCGCTTTTACTACACGTTTACCTATTACTGGTTTCATTCTATTCCCTCCATTTATAGCCCGTCGGCTGTCGATTCCAAGTGTTTAACGTCCACCAGTACGACGAGTGTTACACGAAAGTTACATATCTATCTGGAATTGTTTTTCCTATGAAATTTATTAGCAATCTTCATTGTTAGTAACGCTGGCCACACAGGTGTGAAGATACAAATAAGAAATAGCGTTACGACAATCGTAATCATCTCTTTACCTGACTCTCCCTCAATATCTTTCAACGCCTCACGTAAAGCAGATTGCATTCCAAAAGAAACGTATACCATTCCAACAATAAAATAAGCTAACAGCCATATCATTTATCTCAACCTCGTTCCTACTTCAAGAATTGTTTCTTATATTCGTTATACGTCATGTCAGGCTCATCCACTTTCACGCTCTTACCCGTGTTATCCCTTACCCAACGATACTTAGGGCCACTCAAACCCTCGAAATATGGTATAGGCAATGTACGACATCTTGGATGTAACGGTGGATAGTTATACCCCACACTTGCATCATCACGGTTATAAACTTTTCCTGTATCTAGCGCTCGACATTTCGGTGATGTCCGATGGTCAAACGTGACATGAAGCTTGTACTTTTCAATCTCAGCCTCTCCAAAACTCTCTAAAGTAGATTGGTTGTAAAAGTAAGATGACTCCGTATGCACAAGCGTAATCGCATGCTTCATTTCCACATTCATCTTTTTGGCTAAGCGCTCAGATACTTCATCCGCATGAAGCCCTTGGATCACACTTTGCGTCAACTCTTCTCGTAATACCTGTAACAACTTCTTTTTGTTATTCCATATGCGATTCGAGAAGTTCTCCCCGCTCCAAGGATAAGAGAGAATCTCTTTAATCATCTTTTCATTCAGGATGTAAACAGGCGTTTCAATACCTAGCTTCAGAAACTCGTACTTGCTCCGTAACAACGTTTCCGTATAAATTGTAGTCATTTGTTTACGGATAGCCTTCTCGTCCTGTATCGCTTGATCTGATAGCGCCCTCAGCATTTCAGATGAGATAGCATCCAGACGAGTGACTTTCGCTAGATTGATATGTTGCTTGATTTCCTGTTCCATCGAATCCTTTATAGCTGAATCTACCTCGCTTAAATAGTCGAGATAGTCAGTTAACCCCTTTTTACGTATTTCACGTTCAGCTTTATTCAGCACCTCGTTAAGCTTGTTATAATCAAAGCCCTTTTTGGTGAGATAAAGCCTCATCTCTTTATTCACTTCACGGTAAGCACGTAGATAGGATGCTTGTAATCGCTTCTCTAGTTTCTTGGCTTCCTTATGCCAATTCTCTTCAAGCTGTTCGGCTCTTTTTACCCAATATTCCTCAATCGTCGGCATCTGTATCAGCTACTTCATTTGAGTCTTTTTCATCTTCGAGATTCTTATATCCGTCATACACTTCGTCTTCCTCTTGTTTCTTCATCTCCATGACTTGTTTCACATCTTGGATGAAGGATAAAAGAGATAATAGTACCTCTTGCGGTAACGTACTCTGTAGTTTTGCTACCAGTTCAGCCTCTTCCAATAAGTTAGGCGGTAAATTCGGATTAAATTGAATTTTCACATCATGATGGTCAAAGATATCACTATTCGTCATTCCTACATATTTGTTAATAAAGTCTAATCGATCTGTCAGAGCTTTTCGGAACATACGAACTCTTTGTCCTCTTACCTGTTCTAAAGCGAGGAGCTTGTATTTGATTGCGATACCTGAGAGGTTACTACCAAACGATTCGTCACTCATATCTGGAACGAACGAGAATTTGTGAATGTCTTCTTTTAACCCTCTCTTCACATTTTGGGCAAAGGTATCATTCACATTCTTAATGAGCCAATCCGCATCGCCATCCTCATCAAGTAGAAATACTTTATCATCCTTAAGTTTTTGGATATCTTCTCTTTCCGTATCAGTCATGTTACGAAGCTTCAAGAAAGCATCCGTGAAGTCAGATAAGTCCTCTACATTCCCTGATACAGCGTTATTATAGGCATCCATCAGCGCAACACAGTCTTCCCATTCACCTAATTCAAACTTATTGTTTTTGTACTTAATGATCGGTACTCTCTCAAATCCATGTGGTACTTGTTCGACCAAATCATGAGGAATATCTGCATCCGCCTTTTCGGCTACCTTGTGAATAAACTCATATGTGGCACGCTCCCTATGGTCGTATACATCCATGCGGACCTTATACTCATTATCTTTCAGAAGCGTTTCAGAGAAGATAATCGCATCTGTAATGTGTGGTTTTACCATTCCATCATCCATTACGATTACATTTCGAGGATCTAAATCAACGAAGTTATATTCACCTTGTTCATCGAAGTATTGGAGTTCATATGCCACTCCATAGATTGAACAATTCACCGCATTATCATAGTTCACTGTTTCTTCATCGTTGTCTTCCAGGATATTTAACGCCTTTTCAAATTGTGGTTTTGAATATACATACGAAACAGGGGAACCGAGGAAGTAACCCGTGGAAATCGTGGTAATGTATTTTGCGAAGTTATGCACAATGCGGTATGTTTTATTACCCTTACGTTCTTTCTTCTTCATGATTTCATGTTCACCGACATAATAGTCATGAAGTTTTTGCAATCGCTTGAATGCTTTGTCTTCCGTCTTAAAACGGGTATATTGTATTCTCGCTTGTTCAAATGTTAGCATTATTTCACATCTCCGATTATTACAGAGCGAACTTCAGATTTGCGTAAAATAACCCCTAAGTGTGGAAATGATAAGAACTCCACATCGTCATTTAGAGCCTTGACAATCATCGTTTGCAATTCCTCCTTGCTCTGTTCCCCCTTAAAGTTAACCCAGTTACTACTGTCGTCTTTATACGTAATTAAAAATTCATACGCTTTCATCCTTACACCTCCTATAAACCAAGTAATGATTTATTAAACGACTTCAGCTTGCCGCCTTTTTTGATATACGGTTCAAGTGAGTATCGTAATGCATCCATCAAGTGGTTAAAGTTGCCTACCGGCTTATTTAATCTCTTACCAGTCTTTTTATCTGTATCGAAAATGTAGTTGTTAATTTCTTTATAGAAGTTTTCACATTTAGGATGGATAAAGATCTGGAAGTCCTGTATAAATTGCACACCATTCATAATTGAGTCCTTACCTTTTCTAGAACCTTTTATGCCTTTTATACCCAATGATTTCAGTTCGTCATTATCCTTCGGGTTAGCGCAATCCGCAACGATACGCTCCTTGTTATATCCCTTTTTCTCTAGCACACTAGCAATCCTTTTATTGCTCATACCATTTTCATAATGTTCATCGAAGATATATATGATTTGATTTTCCAGATCGACAAGAGAACAGCATAAGGCAGTTGGGTCATTCGTATACCCGTAGTCCAAACCAAACGCACTCTTAATATTGGCACGTCCTCTGATTTCTTCTATATCAAAATCTTTCTGTTTGAACTTCTCATACACAAGACCATCCGCCACTCCCCACTCACCGTCACAAACGATTTTTGCACGCCTCGGATTCTTAGTATACAAACTCTCATAACGCGCTCTATCCTGTTCGTCTAACCACTCATTACACTTATAAGTAGTGGTAATAGCGAACGTATCATAAGCTTGCGTATCTTCATCAAAGAAGTAAGACTTGAGCCAATGGTTTTCACTCCACGGGTTGAATGTCACTGTAATCTGTTTAAAGAAATCTGGTGAATTATATTTACCACGAATCGATTCAACAACTGTTTCAAACTTGTGTTGGTCTTCAATTTCATAAGCTTCCTCAAACCACGCCCAGCACAATATACCCACATCAACCGTAATAGATGTGATTTTTAGAGGATCATCCAACCCTCGAAATAAAATCTTTTGGCCGGTTGGTGTGTATGTGATTTCTGGCATGGATTCGTTGAACTTGAATAGATGCTTTACCTTCAGGCAGTTAACAGCCCATTTAAAATCGGTGTAGCAGGATTGCTTTAACGTATTGGAGAATCTACGAACAACTAAGATGTTAGCCCAGGGATATTGCATGAGCCTTTTTGTGAGGTTGATTACGGTGGTTTTTGACTTCTTAGAGCCACGCGAGCCTTTGCAGACCCGATAGAAGTTCTTTGAATGCCAGAAGCGGTTGTAGCCTTTGCCGATGACTTCACGAAAGTTAATGGTGGGTTGTACGTTTAGTGGCGCTTTATTCATCTTCATCCACCGGCACATCATCAACAAATGTTGGTACTGTGATGGAAATTTCTTTCTTCTCTTTAAACATGCCTAAGTGTTTACCAATCATGCCCAAAGCCCTTAACTTGTCATGCAATTCAATAGTTTCACCGTCTTTATTCGTGCCAACCTTCTTAACTACAGCACCATCAATCTGCTCAGAATTTTTATACCGAAATACAAACTCATCCCACTCAATCTTTTCAAACTCATCATCTTTTTTGACAAGTTTGCTCTTGGTTTCCGTAGCCCAAGAAGCAAAGTCCTTCATATCAGAAAAAGCAATCTTCGCAAGCTCTTCTAAAACCATATCTTGCGTGATTTCAGCCCTTTTTGAGCGTTCATCCATTGCCTCTTCAATCGCAGTTTGGATGTCTGGTTTTGTTAGGTTTTCTTGACCAATCTTCCTAGCTGTCTTTTGGCTATATCCAGCTCTTATTGCCGCTTGTGTAGCATTTAAATCAACAAGATATTCCTCTATAAACCTTTGTTGCTTAGGAGTTAATCTCATTACATATCACCGTCCCCCTCTCATAGTAACTTGCATAACAATATAGCAAACCAATAAAAAGCAACGCTGTTGCGCCGCTCAAATGTATGAAGTGTTCACACCTCTTTGAACCGAGGACATCGAAATTGGATATCCATTAACCTGGGGAGTAACGTGGGGCTCCTCGGCTCAAAGAGAGGCGAAACCCTCTCCCTCGTTGGTCGGACCCTTACTTACGTTTATCGTGAGTAAACTATAATCAATTGTCCTACCCGAGTGTTTAGAGAAATCAAGAAACAACATCGAAGGTGTTTTCCGCACCTTTAAAACCTTTTGCACTTATATATTAACTGATTTTCAGACCTTAAAAGTGACATGATAGTGACAACTTTATCTTTCTCCCAATTTTTCAGCAATTTCATTCACAATTGTATTCCTCCATCGTAACGCAGTCCGTTTCGTTACATTTAATTCTGCAGCTATCCCCTCCCATGTTTTAAGTTGGGGTTTTGTCCAGTATTTTAATTTCATCAGCTTTTGTTTTTCCGAATCTAATGACATGTACACTTGTTCAATCGCATCCGCAAGTTCTTCTAATCGTTTTAATTTCTTATAGGCTACCAATTTTGTTCCGATACATTCCCGTGATTTAGCTGATATATACTTCCTTATTTCTTTTGTTCCTTCATTATTGGTAAAACCAAATACCTTATCTTCACGCAGCAATGCAATCTCACGCAAAGTATCCAGATAATCAAACAATTCGCTCTCGATATATTTAAATGTAGCTCCTTTTAATTCCACTTTTGTTGTCCCTATCATAAAGACCCTCCTTGCACATCTATTTACTTCAACGTAAGCCTCGCCTACTCATTTCATTACGCAAACTTGATGCTGCTACCCCTTGGCGATTCGCTATTTTTTGGTAACTTAACCCTAGCTCTCTTAATTCCAATGCTTGCTGACAAAAGTTATCCCATTTTTCACGACTTCGTTCCTGTATTTTCACTTGGCTTTCACCCTTCCACAACCCCCGTTTTTTCAGCTGGTCACGTAAAGTACTCGGATGACAGCCAAGCTTTTTTGCTACTATTGTAAATCCTACTCCCTGATTATATAAAGTTGCTGCTTCTTGACATATTTCATCCCATTGTTCAAGGGTCTTCACTATCCGTCCTTTATTAACCTCAAACATTCCCTGTGCTAAGTTTGACAGTTCTCTCCCCGCCTCACAATGTTGGACGCAATCCTTAAGTGGTTTCATATGATATTCACACTTTCGACAATATTGATCCTGTAAATCTAAAATACGAACTCTCTTTTCCTTCGCGTTCATGATGCTCACTCCTTGCCCTGATCGCTTTTATTTTATTATAACAATTTATGATACTGGCCTATTCTTCTATTTTGGTTCTAATCTTGCTTTACACCCCCCAAAAACTTATCCAATGTCATACAAACAACCCAAGGCTTATTATCTATTTTCAGCGCAATCGCATCCGGCTGTTCCCATTCATCCTCTAACCGATCAATTAACATCTTAAATTCGCTTTCCCTCATCTTCACTTCCCATTCTTCACGTCGTTTGTATAACCAACCGCCCCTGAAAGCGGTACACGAGCACCTCCTATTAACTTGGCAAATTCTCGTTCTCGTCTATTTCCTTTTTGCTTGGATTTTCTGTCACTCATCATTTCTCCTCCTGTATATCTTTTCAAATTTTGCTCATACTACAAATAGGCTGGTAAAACAGCTGTATCTGCGTATCCATAGAACAAGACCAAACGCTCCTTAAAGGCCGAGCAGTTAGCTTTTGCTAGCTGCTTTATTATTTTTTGTGTATAAATAATTGAAACCTACACATACTATAAACACACTTGATTTCTAAACTTTTCATTTATTTCTCCCATTGGAACTCTGTCAAAGGAGTTCCTTTTTTATGCCCTATTTTAGGAGAGAACTCGACTTTCTAATCTCTCCATGACCTTTGGCATTCAAACGAGATTAGAGTTAAAGTTTCCCACTGTCGTTAGGGCATTTTTTAGCCTTTATTGGTACATTCCTTATCGCCCAATAACAAGTCCGCTCACTGAAACCTAATTTATTACAAATTTTAAAATAGGAAACATTTACTCAATGTTTTTTCTAAATACCCATGATATTATTTAGTTGTTGATGTTCACCATCCCAAGAACTCAGCAAATCGCCCACAGACTCTACTCTCACCTTTCCCTTTTTGAGAGTAGAGCTCCTATTTATAGGACTATCCTCGATACTCTCTGTATATTTGGACAAAATTCAAATTTGGTCTTTATATCAATCACTACAAACTTAAAATGACAGAACATTCCGACATCTATTCATAATCGATTCCAATAAGACGCTTCTTTCCCTCTCTTTGCACATTCTGATCGTGTTAACACTGGGGTTGTTATCGCTTCTTCTACAGACCACTTCAAACGTTTAACCCTCTCGCGAGCTAATCTATAGCTAACTCCATTCAACGAAGCTATTTCTGCTTGTTTATCACTCAATACTTTATTTCCAATCCAATAGTTAGCTTCCTCTGCTAACCTCAATGCTTGATATTTGTTGATAGGAGGTCTACTTATTGCATCTATCAACTTCCATCCTTTTTTCATTCTTGCGTAATAGGTTTGTCGACTAATCCCATTTTTCAAAGCTATTTCTCTCACTTTACGCCAACCTGTTGCATTGCTAGTTCTCACCGGCTTTGTCATTGCGATATCCTTATCCCACCCTAAATTCCTAATCCTTTCATTCAATACTCTACAGTTAATCCCATTCCTCTCCGCCCTCTCATATTCATCCGGCGTAATATAATAATCATACGGTGATTTCATATCATCCATCCTCCTATCAAATCTCAAATTCTATCAGATTAAAAGAATGCTAATTGTCCATCAGATCTCTCCAATAAGGCTATCGGCTGTTCTTTTACTACTTGAAAAGATTGCTGTTCTGTCATTAGCTTAAAGCCCCTAAACCAATGCAATGGAAAACACCCCGCAAATTGTTTTCGTTCTTTATCATGCCAAACATAACAATGGGTCGTACTTGGTTTCATGACATACCTTTTTAATTCTTTATCCCGATACCCTTTTGCTCTCCAAATCAGATCCGCACGATAATACTTTTCTCTATCCAGCTCTGGAATATCGATTTCCGGTTCCTTCGGCCATCCCTCAATAACTTGAAACCTATTCACCTGATAACATCCAAAATTAGCATGAACATTATCAAATCGACTTACATAAAAATGATTCGGTTTAGCTGGGAATAAGTAGTACTCTTGATCTAATTTGAGTTCTGTGGAAGTATCAGCGTTTACGCATATGCCTTTCATTACAAATCCAATCCATATTTTTCGTTGTGTAACATTTCCATGATTCATTCCTCCGCTTCTATTAATTCGTTCTAAAGCTTGCTCCCTTAACGTGATACAGATAATCTTTACTCATTCCAAACAATCGGTCAGCCGCCGCATATCCTATCTTCTCTTCCAATGTGTCTTGATCTTCATTACTTGTGTACCAGACAGGTAAATTTTTCAGATATCTACCGTTAAATATTTGATAATAAACATCTTCTTTTGCTTCACTGTGTCTACTCTTCCCTAAATCATCCCAGACAAGAACATCACAAGCAGTTAAATCATGTAGCAATTCATAGTACCGCTTCTTATTATCGTTTAGAAACATCGCATTTTGAATTTCTGCCATGATATTCACATCTTGGACAATCAATATTCGGATACCTCGCAAGCGTCCTGTTCGCCCATCTGGTACCTTAAATCGCTTTAAGGCAAATTTAGCAGCAGCTACATGTAGATGTGTTTTCCCAAGGCCATAAGAATTGTTCTTTTTTCGCATTTCCGCACGTCGCTCATAGGGGAGATTTTTCAACCTTGTCTCCCCAAATTCTGCGATAAAACCAATACTGTTGATACGGCTCGTTCTGATACGTTCAAATTCTTTCAAGTAATCTACCATCGCCTGGTAAAGTAATTTCTGTACAGGTGACTCCTGTATATAATTATCAAACCTAGCATTCTCGAATTCTTCTGGTATCATAGCTCCTTTGAATCTAGCAACTAAGCTTTTTTGTTCCATACACTCACATTCAATAGCAACTTCTGTCATGATATTTCCAATTTCAGATCTTCGTTTTTCGAATGTATATCCCTTATCTTTGCACTTATGGCAATCTATGACCGTAGCCTCTGTCTGCGGCTGGACGACTCCAGAAGTCTTCTCCTGTTCCGCTGTCTTTTCTGCCATCGCTTTTGCCCTTGCCATTAAATCCTTCATCACGTCCCCTATTTTTTGCATAGTTATCACCTGTTTCATTCATTTTCATATACAGTTGATCGAACTGTTTTCGTAGTTTAGAGATTGATAAAACGTTATTCATCCAAAATGTATCCTTTTGACACCAGTCCATGACTTTCTTAATATCCTCTAGACTGCGGTTATCTCTTTCTTCCATCAAGCGAACATCCTTGGCCCATGATTCTAAAGGTGGCTGTTTGAACTTATCATTTCTAGAAAGAATCAGCTGATGAAAATATTTAGCCGCATCCATGTGACAAATTTCATATTTGTTACGAGAAGGTTTTATATTCTTTTTATTTTCTTTTTCTTTTTTATTTTTATTTTCTTTTTGTCCACGTATCGTGGTACGTAACGTCGACGTATCGTTAACCCCCGCATAAACACTGATTTTTCGTGCTAGCTCTTCATTTTCAGTTCGTTCCAGAACCTTCTGCACAAGCGACAAATCTTCAATGACTTCCAATTCTTTTTTGATGCAATCCTCAATTGGCTTGCCACCTTTTTTAAGGTTGTACTTACCCCAATTCAATATGCAAATCTCTCTTGTTTTCTCGTTATAAACAACTATCTTATGATGTTTTATAAAGCGTTCCAACAAGGATTTCACACTCTCGATTGAGTAACCAAGTTCGAATGCAATTTGTTTTTTTGTAATCCTGTAAACTCCAATTTGATGGGTATGCTCATTTGTTAATAAGTACAGGTAAAAGAATTTATCTTCTGGTGTCATTTCTTCCGAAACTCTTGGATCTGACCAGAAACAAGTTTGTACGTGTCTATATTTAGCCATATTGTCACCCCTTAACCTTGCGGCAAGGAGTAAACAAACCACTTAGAGTTTGTCCTCCCTGTCGTTCTTACTTTAATGAGGTTGTGTTCCTCTAATTCCCGTATAGCTTTTACAACTGTTGATCGAGACACTCGCGGAAAGAGCTTGTTTGTTACACAAGCTGACAAATCAACTAAACGCATCTTATTTGGCTCGCGTTCATTCTCCATTCGTTGCACATATCCAAGGATAAGCACCGCTCTTTCACCGACATTACGCACTATATTTAAATCAATTATGATTTGCATTATAACGCCCCCTGTTGTTTAGCTTTTGCATCGTTCAACCAAGATACAATTGTCTTCTGAATCTCAGATGCTTGTTGTACAGTGATACCTTCGAAAGTTTGAATACCTAAAGATTCCTTAACAGTCGCTTTTGTCTCTTCAAATTCCATATTATATGTTTGCGCTAATTCCCTGATTTGGGCATGAATTGCTTTTATCCGTTGACCATCCGCTACTTCCGCTTGTCGCTTCTGTTCTTTTGGTGGTACATTACTATTTTGCCTTGTGTCAGCTTTCTTTTTCCCCTTATCTTGAGCACGGGTTGCATGATTCCCATCATCATCTTCCCCTGTATTCAGACTCAGGAAAGCTGCTAATGAATATCTTCTCGCATACGTTACACAGCTCCCGATTGCTTGCGGATCATTTTTAACCGGCTTCATTGTAAGAGCATCACTTTCTAACCACTCTCCACTTTCATGAAGTAGGAGCGTTTTTAACGTTACATTTTGTCCGTCGCCACTTGGTATCTGCATGATACTTAATCCATTTTTGGAAAGAATCGGCCTAACTTCATCTATAATTGTGTCTAATGTTGCATAGGTATTTTTGTGGAAAGGATTATTCGCATCCTTTTCAATTTTATTCACCTCTGAATTGAATTTAACCAATGCCTTTGATAACTCAGTGATCGTTTCGCTTCTATTCATCGGATTCTCACACTTTCACCTTGTTCTAACGTAATTCCATCCCACTTCATTCCCTGTTTTAACGCCTCTTTCAATCCGGTAGTATCCACTTTCGGTTCCTGTGGAATCATAAACTCAGGTGGAATCACAGCATCATCTGCAATTTTCAAGCTTGCTTGGTTCTTTTGGAGACTTACTGTTGCAAGCGTCCCTTCAATTTTTTGTTTCCCCGCAGCAATCATTTGCTGTTCGGTATAATTCCTCAAGCTCTTACAATTGTTTTCTAGTGACTTTCTACGGTCTGCTAGACGTTTTTCTTCTGTTTTGATAGCTTTTGCTTTAGCCTCAAGGTTACGAATCACTAAAGCTATGTTGTGTACTTTATCGTTGATCGCCTCTTCAATCGCTTGTAATGTATCTGCCAATTCTGATGGATCTACACCATCCTCCATCATCATTTGTAGTTGGTTCCAGTTACTTGTTAATTCATATAGTTTCATTTTGCTTTTCCCTCCAATAGATTAATAGCTTGACCTTGCGGTTTATCCAAAATAACTTTTAATGGTGAGAATAACTGAGATGTAAATTGAAGTATTTCATTTTGTTCATGCGTTAACGCCACTGGATATAGCACTCCATCCTTGCAATACATTAGAACTACACCGTCTTTCATTGTTCATATCCTCCTAAAATGGTATTCTCTTTTCCTGTTTACTCACTTCATACACTTCGCTCAGAACCTGTAGAGCATATTCATAAGCAACAACCACGTAAATAGATTCTGGGTCTTTGGTACTCTTGTATCGAGCAATAAGCCCCTTTAAAATAGCCATCTCATTTTCAATCTTTTGTTGTAAACTCATTCCTCTCACTCCATCCAATTTGTTTATCGCAATCAACGCAATAGTCGTACTCCGGTTGCATAACCGCTTCACCTGGGATATATCCGTAATGTGTATCAATGTTTTTATGCTTACATTTAGCTTGTTTTTCTTTCTTTTTCTTTTCTAAAACTACTGGACAATACTGATCCTCATGAATTTTCGCGCCATAATTTGTGAGAAGACGCTTCCCGCAATGATCACATTGAAATAACGTTTGATTTTTTAAAACTTTCATTCACAGTTCCCCTCATTTTCAATGTCTCTTCCACATCATCATCTCTTGTGCTATACTGACCGAGTCTTTATTTCTTTACAGGGAACCCATTGCCGTGGGTTTCTTTTTTATTCATTAAACATAGTTTTCGCATCTAAAAAGTATGAATTTGTGTTACAACGATTCACTACTCAACTTGTTTGTTTATGATTTCGCTAAAACTCTACTGGACAATCGATACGCTTCTGCACATAACCGAAACATTGATTTATTCTCCTTAAACATAGCTTCCCATTGTACCTCAATAACCATATCTCTATTATCTACAGCTTTTTGTCTTATCAATTTTCTTTTTTTCTCTGGCTTCATAGCTAGCCATTCTTGCCTCTGTATTTTCATTTTCACTTCTCCTCACGGTTAATCTATATCCAAAGACGTAACGTTTAATAATTTCTAGCTGCGATCATCGATTTCTTGTAACACATTTTTAACCGCACACTCTCTGATACGGAGAGTGTTTTTATTTGCTAACCTCTTATATTCATGGTTAACTTCTCTCTCAATCGCTTGCCATTGCATATACGTTAGCCCTTCTAGCATCCCCATGATTTCTCGTACTCTTGTTTCAAGGGGGATAGATTGTGGGTTATACAATCCCTCAGCTATCGCTTTCCCGTCTAACGTAACCTCTAAATCAATTGGTATGTTCCCCTCTATCTCCTTCGGAGATTCCACAACCAGTTCCAGTTGCAAACTATTTAACTCCTCCAATAATTCTTTCGCTCGCTCTAAACCTTTAATTTTTGCGTTTACTGCTATGTGCATGTTTTCCATTTTTGTTCCCTCCTTATGTCTGATTTTCGGGGTGTGTATATAGGGCATCCGTGTTAAGATGATTGTGTTGAGATACTCATCTTACTCAACGTTTCCCCAAGTATCGAAGTCCTAGCACTAAACCTCTAGGGCTTCTTTTATGTTTACGAAGCCTGCACTTGGTATTTAAATGCCATATCTTTCACTACCGCCAAATAAATTTCAAGAAGTTTCTTGTCCTCTCCGATAACATCCAGTTTGGACACTTTATTGATACGAGATTTCGTCACACCCTCAAGCGCCATATTCTTTTGTTTATTTGTTAAACGCCTTTGCAAATTGGAACCTGCACGTTGATCTAACATGTCGTAACTTTCATTCTTAATCGTCTTATACATTTCGTATCCACCTTGTTTGATCGCAATTCGATTTAAAATTCTGTTGACATCTTTACGCCAGTCTGTCGTATTAAGAGCGACAATCTCACTAATGTTTTCTACCTTTTCCTTTGTTTCAGTAACCTCTTTACTCAGGCGTTTCTGCTCTATTTCTTGATTGGCTAATACCGTAAACATTTGATTGAACATTTGGAGTTCTGGACTCAATTGTGTTGCGTTTACTTTCTGTTCCCTCATATTGAAATATCCATCAACGAATTGGTCGTATAATTCCCATGCTGTGTCGTCTTCAAGGATTTTTAAGAGTTTGGCGTATCCTCGTTCGGAGAGGAGGTAAATAGATTTACTAATGGCAATGTCACGGTTTGAAAATCCTAGTGAATTTAGCAACGATGGCTCAAACCCATCGTTCTTTAAATCAGCAATATCTAACCCATCTTTAAAACGAATTCTATTATCATTAATCCTTCTATTGATTTCACCTAACGGCTGGCTGTGAATTTCAGCAATCTCCTTGACTAACAACGCTTTTTTACCTTCACCAAAGCCCCCCTCAATTCCAGTAAACTGATAACCCGCTATATATTGTTGTCCTAAAATGTTTAACTCGTTTACTACTGTTAATTGATCGTTCATTTTGAGTCCTCCTATTGATATTTAATTTTTTATTGACGTTTTAATCCCTTATATCAAACTCTCCCCATTGAAACCTCGACAGCTCAACTTTTTGATTATTGATTCTAGATAAAATCACTTCGTATACTCGCTTAACTTTCCGAGCCTTCTCTTCTGTTATTTCTAAACGATTGTCCATAATATATTCATATCCGCTCTCTGTTTTCATTTTAATCTTCGACATATAAATCACCTGTTATCCAAATGACATTTTGTAAATGATGCATTATGAAGCATCCTCAATCTCTAAGATTTTTTCAATTTTCCGTCTTACGTCCTCACCTTTTCTTTTTCCTAACAAAATATCTGATAGATAAGGTCCCGAAATGTTTAGTATTTTTGCTAATTCTCCCTGCTTCATATCATTGACGAAGAGCCACATCTTCACTTTTTTACCAAATGCTTTGTCCATATCCTTTGCTCCTCCTTTTCTTTCTTAGATAAAAAAGCTAAAAATTTAGCTCACTATTGACCTTTTCTACCATATACGTTAGAATAGGTGCATAGCTAAATAAACCTACAGTTAGAGCCTACTGACGTTGGGGAACGTGACATTCGGCTTGTATTTAGTAGTGTTTGAAAGCTAAATAAGTAGCTTATGAATACATATTACTACCCGTTCTGTTAGAAGTCAATAAATTTCTAACGGATACGCTAGAAATTTATTCATCAAGTGGCAAAAGGTGATTAGATGAATATAGTAGATAGAATTAAACAGCTCTGTAAAAGTAGAGGTATAACAGTATCTAGACTAGAAGAAGACTTGAACTTCGGAAAAAATTCATTATACCGTTGGAAAACACTAAATCCATCTGCTGATAAATTGCAAAAAGTAGCTGACTATTTTAATGTGTCTACAGACTATTTATTAGGAAGGCAAGTGGATGAAGAATCTGATCCGCAGATAAGAATTATTCAAAGAGCTGCCAAAGACATGACTCCAGAACAAAGAAAAAAAGCTATAAAGCTATGGAAGGTTGCGTTCGATGAATTATTTGGTGATAGAGAAAACTCCTAATTATAAAAAAGCTGTCCATGCAGCGTATGAAACTTTACGTAAACATCGTATTACTGATTTTCCTATTAATATTTTCGAACTGATGAATAGACACGATGATTTAATTGTTATGTCCTATCAAGATTTTTCTAAACATTTTGATCTTTCAATGTCTGAGGTTATAGAAATGTGCTGTAGCGATGAAGGGTGTATTGGTTATGAACCTAGAATAAAAAAATATATAATCCTTTTTAATGACGATGTTTCTAAATCTTTAGCTAGAGTCCGTTTTACCTTATGTCATGAATACGGGCACTATATTTTAAAGCACGCAAAAATAACCGATAGATTTTTATTATCTAGATATTCTATTACCGATGAAGAAGACGATATACTCGAAACAGAAGCGAATATATTCGCTCGTGAACTTTTAGCGCCGACATTTTTAGTCAATTTAATCGAACCGTTAAACGCACACTTTATATCTAATTACTTTTTTATCAGTGAACAAGCGAGCGAATATATTATTAATCATATTCATAACTGTCGTAATCATGGTTGGAACAATATTTTATCTACCCCTTTTTTCTTGAGGGGGCAATTAAAACAAATTAGAATGTCTCTTGAACTTAATATGATACATAGTGATTATTTACTTAAATAAAATTATTCTGGGGGGGAGCTCTTTGACTACAGGTATTTACATACGGGTTTCAACAGAAGAACAAGCTAAAGAAGGCTACTCAATAGCTAACCAAAAAGAAAAATTAATAGCTTTTTGCGAATCCCAAGGATGGTCATCTTATAAAATATATTCAGATGAAGGTTATTCAGCTAAAGATATGAAAAGACCTGCATTACAAGAGATGTTCAATGATATGACTCAGGGAGTAATAAAAATAATTCTTGTTTATAAATTAGATCGTCTTACTCGCTCAGTAAGAGATTTATATACAATGCTAGAAACATTCGATAAACATGATTGTAAATTTAAATCAGCAACAGAGGTGTATGATACAACTACAGCCATGGGCCGTTTATTCATTACATTAGTTGCAGCTCTCGCCCAATGGGAAAGAGAAAATACAGCTGAACGTGTAAGAGTGGTTATGGAGAATAATGTGAAGAATGGGAAGTGGAAGGGTGGCACTTTAGCTTATGGATACCAACTTAAAAATGGTAATATCGTTATAAATGAAGATGAAGCCGCTACCGTAAGTTTCATATTCAATAAAATAAAGTTTACGGGACCTTTAGCTATAGTTAGAGAGTTGATTAAAAAAAATATTCCTACACGCACTGGAAGCGACTGGCATGTAGATACAATCCGCGGAATTATTACTAACCCTTTTTATATAGGTTACCAACGATTTAATGATTCTCTTAAGCAATATAAAGGGAGTGTTAAACAACAAAAATTATATAAATCTTCTCATGAAAGTATAATAAGTGAAGATGAATTTTGGGAAGTTCAAGAAATATTAAATGCCCGAAAGACACACGGAAGTAAAAAAAGTACTAGCACTTATTATTTTTCCACAGTTTTGACGTGCGGAGTTTGCGGTGCATCTATGTGCGGTCACCTTTCTGGGAATAAAAAAACTTATCGTTGCAACAAGAAAAAAACAAGTGGAAATTGCGATAGTAGTCTTATTCTTGAGTCAACTATAGTAAATTGGCTATTAACTAATTTAGAGTCTATATCCAAAATGTTGATAAACAATACTATAACTAATACTAAAGGAACTATAACAAAAGAAAAACATGTTAATGATTTTCAAAAAGAGCTAAAAAAAATCACAAAACTCAAAGAAAAACATAAAACAATGTACGAAAACGATATTATCGACATCGCTGAACTCATTGAACAAACAAATAAATATCGACATCGAGAAAAAGAAATTAAAGAAATTATCCATAATATTGATAAGCAAGATGAAAAAAACGAAATATTAAAAGCTACTCTTTATAATTTTAATGACGCTTGGGCAGCTGCAACCGAACCCGAAAGAAAATTTCTTATCAACAGTATTTTTCAAAACATCTCAATTCACGCTATTGGCGTACATACTAGAACGAAACCAAGAGACATTGTAATTTCATCTATTTATTAGATGTCTAAACAGTGCATTACTACTTTAATTCCTTGGGCGCTTATTCCTGCCGCTGCCATTTGTAAAGTGGATCCATTTGAACTCGCACGCCGAAACTTTTTACCAGTTGTGATTGGCTTAATTGTCACCACGATTGTTGCGATGTTTATTCTATAGTGTAAGCAAGTTTTCTCTTGCTTACGCTTTTTATTATGAAATCCAGTGACTTTCTAAAGGGATTATCTACATGTTAGCGAAGTTATATTAAGAGAATATTTATTTAAAAAACGTTTACGAGGTACAGATTACTTCCATTAGAAAAGGGGACATAACTATGAATGAATTGATTTTCGTCTTATTAATTTGTCCATTACTTATCTTTATCGTTTCTGTTATTGGAACACGCAAGACGAAAACGTATTACGTAATGCCGATTGTAACGTTTGCTAGTTTTTTAATAATAGGTGTTATCGCCTTCACTCCAAAATTCTTCTTTTGGGTTGGCATGTACAGCATCTTCTCATTTATTGTTTCTTATATGACTCTATTGTTTGTAAGAGGATATGAGCTTGCAGAAAGCGCTAAGTAG